ACGCCATAGTGACACTCCTCGAATGGACACACCCCATGCGAGGCGCCGGGTTTCCCTGATCGATTTCGATTGGGCAGACCTTATCGATGACGAGGACCGCGTCAGAATGTTGATCGATCCGCAAAGCCCCTATGCCGAGGCAGCAGCCTGGGCCATGGGCCGTGCGATGGATGAGCAGATTGTTTCGGCTGCTGATGGCACCGCCTTTACGGGCGTCGCCGGGGGCACCTCAACAAGCTATGACAGTTCCAACACTGTTGATGTTCAAGTTGGTATTAGCCCCGCGGCTGATACGGGCCTTAACGTCGGCAAGTTGCGGGCTGCTAAGCAGATCCTCGACGCCAATGAGGCGGAAGATGATGATAGATATATGATCATCAACGCCAAACAGCTTCAGAACCTTCTAGGTCAAACTGAAGTTACCAGTTCAGATTTCGCATCGGTGAAAGCCCTTGTGAACGGTGAGGTCGATACCTTCATGGGTTTCGAGTTCATACGTACTGAACTGATTGGCACCGACACCAACAGCGATCACAAAGTTTTATTCTACCAAAAGGCTGGAATGAAACTCGCAGTTGGTTCTGAGCCGTCGATCAAGATCTCTGAACGGGCCGACAAGAACCATGCGACGCAGGTCTTCTGCTCCATGGCGATTGGCGCCACCCGTATGCAGGAGAAGTTGGTTGGCTACATCGAATGCGACCCAACATAGGAGGGCTGACCAATGGGTACTAAAAACACCGACTTGGTTGCCAATTTTGAGGCAACCCCTCCTACCTTGAACGACGTTGCCGAACTCCACGGCCGTGTGCGTATCGCACAGGGTACCGTCGAAGTTGCGGCGGGTGACAGCGATGATGATGACATCGTTATGTTGGCTCCTGTTCCGTCGAACGCAACGGTCCCGCACCTCTACATCGGGTCCGATACGTTCGGTGGTTCTTGCACGTTCAATGTAGGCATCTACACATCGGCTGGTGTGGTTAAGGACGAAGACGTCTTTGCTACGGCAGTTGCCGATGCTGCTGCACTCGCCGACGTTCGCCATGAAGTGGCCAACATCGACACGTGTGGCAAGAAGATGTACGAACTGGCTGGTGATAGCACCGATCCAGGTGGGTATTATTATGTTGCTGCCACCATGGCAGCGGCTGGTGGAACCCTTGGAACGATGAGTTTCATTATCCATTACGTCGTTGACTAACGGATTGGGGGGCTTCGGCCCCCCTTTCCTCTTTAATTGATTGTGAATAGGAAACCGTGCTACCGTGGCGGTGTTAAGAGAAGTTATATAGAAGCGTCTAGGGGTCCAGCCCTAGGCGTTTTTTACTTAGAGGCTAAAACAACTTTCTTTAGCCTACGGCGGAACCCATTAGATGACGGGCGCTCTCTTTCTAATAGCTTGGGCATTTGGATAGAAATTTCCTCAAGCTTAAAAAGATGTTCACTGCCATCCTCAGTTTCGGCCCATATGCCTTTGCCGGGTCCAAACTGAATAGCCTCAAACCCAGTAACATCGGCAATGTAGCCTTTCACTTCTTGACCGAAGACATCAAACATGCTGCCCCAATCAGATGTGAATGTTTGGAAGGCTTCAAAGGCCGCTGCACTCCGATCCTCGTTGCGACCGTATGAGCCGCCTGTCATCATCGGGATGTAGCAAAGGAAGTCTTTTGAGTTGGCCATGGCAATTCTCCTTTCATGGCGAAAGCCACGGCAACACGGTTACCTATTTACAATGTAAAATAGCGGCGCGGGTTTTCCCGCTTTGTTGACCTATTATAACACGCGCATTTTTCAAAAATGGCTGAAAGCCCCAGAAACGCTGGGTTTTTTGAGAGTTGAAAAATTAAGTCACTGAATTAAAACGCTTACTTATCATTTCATTTTTGAAAAAAGTGTTTTTTTCGAGTTTTGGCGTTTCTGACAAAAATCGGAAATTAGGAGGTTTTGCATGGCCGGATCAATTGTAGACATTGCGAACAAAGGTCTGACCTATTTGGGCGCCAACGCGATTACTGCGCTTACGGATGACACGGTTGAAGGCCGCGCCATTAATCGCATCCATGAGCAAAGCCGACAGTATTGCTTGCGCGACCACCCGTGGAACTTTGCCATGACCCGCGTTGCCCTGGCCGCGGATACGACATCGCCCGTGTGGGAATACACAAATTCATATCCATGGCCTTCAGACTGTCTTCGCATTATTGAAGTCGATACGACAGAGGAATGGGCCGTTGAAGGCCGCAACATTGTTACCGATGCCGCGGCACCGCTTAACATCATCTACATTGCCGACGTTACGGACACGTCAATTTATGACGCGAAGTTCACGGAAGCCTACGCCATGCGCCTCGCATCTGACGTGGCGTATGAAATTACGTCCTCGCAGACTGTTGTGGCATCGGCATCTGCCGCTTATGCGACGCTAATACAGGAAGCGAGGCTGGTTGATGCGCAGGAAACAACGTCTGCGTCTGAAGACACCTGGTTGTCTGCGAGAGCCTAATAGATGTCTCGCGTCACGCAGATCAAAACCAACTGGACGGCGGGCGAACTAGCTAAAGAACTGTTCGGCCGCGTAGACATCACCAAGTATGCGAACGGCGCTGAAACCCTAGAGAACTTTATTGTTCAGCCGCACGGGGGCATCACACGCCGCCCAGGCACACGCTTTGTCAAAGAGGTCAAAACATCGTCGGCCAAGACACGGCTGGTGCCGTTTGAGTTTAGTACCACCCAGGCTTACTGCATTGAGTTCGGCAATCTGTATGTCCGGTTTTACAAAGACAACGGCGCAATCCTTGAAGCCAACAAAACCATTAGCGGGGCGACACAGGCTAACCCGTGTGTGGTGACGGCAACGTCACATGGCTATTCAAATGGCGACGAAATCTACATTGCGTCTGTTGTTGGCATGACCGAACTAAACGGCAAGTATTATAAAGTAAAAAACAAAACAACAAATACTGTTGAACTAACGGACATTGATGACACAAACATCAATTCTACCGGGTTCACCGCTTATTCGTCTGCCGGCACCGCGGCGCGTGTCTACACCGTCACAACGACCTATGCGACGGCAGACCTGTTTGACATCCAATTCGCCCAATCTGCCGACGTACTTTACCTCACGCATTCGTCTTATGCGCCGCGCAAACTGTCACGCACGGGCCATACGTCTTGGACGCTGGAAGAAATCACGTTTACGGACGGGCCTTACCAAGACGAAAACATTACGACAACAACCCTCACGCCTAGTCATGCGTCGGGTAGTTCGCGGACAATTACCGCCAGCGCCGTCACCGGCATCAACAATGGCGACGGTTTCCAGACGACCGACGTAGGCCGCATTATATCTATCGGCCATCAGGCCGCGGCCTGGGCGGCAAGCACGGCATACGCCGTGGGTGACGTTAAGCGAAACAGCGGCAACGTATATGAGTGCATTAAGGCTGGAACGTCTGATGGGTCTGGCGGGCCTTCTGGTGAAGGCGACGAAATCGTTGACGACGGTTGCACCTGGAAGTTCTTGCGTGATGGCGGCATCCAGTGGGGGTACGCCACGGTCACCGCCCGCACTAGCACAACGGAAGTAACGGTCACTGTGAACGAGACTTTTGGCGGCACTACGGCTGAAGCCAAATGGCGCCTGGGAGCGTTCTCAGAAACAACAGGGTATCCGGCTGCGGTGGCGTTCTATGAACAACGATTGTTCTTTGCCGGCACCAGTGAACAACCACAGACGTTGTTCGGCAGCAAGTCGGGTGACTACGAAAACCATACGCCGGGCACCCTAGATGATGATCCTGTCATCTACACGTTGGCCACAGACCAGGTCAACGCGATCCGCTGGTTGTCACCAGGTAAGGTCATGGCCATCGGCACGGTGGGCGGCGAGTTCGTTATTTCCGGCTCAACCACGGCTGACGCGCTGACGCCGACCAATGTTAGGGTTGTGCGTGAGGGCACACGGGGATCGGCATCGCACCGTCCCATCCGTATCGATAACGTGGTGGTCTTTATCCAGCGCCAGCAGCGGAAGCTGCGTGAGTTTGTGTACGCATTTGAGAGCGACAGTTTTCAATCACCAGACCTGACCATACTGTCCAACCAAGTCAGCAAGGGTGGCATTACGGAAATTGCGTACCAGCAAGAGCCAAGCACCGTTGTGTGGGGCGTCAAAGCTGACGGCCAACTGGTCGGCATGACGTATCTGCGCGATCAACAGGTGGTGGCATGGCATCGCCATAAGATTGGCGGTGTATCAGGCGCGTGTACGATTACCGTATCCGATTATGCAAACATTGCCGTTGGTACCACCCTGACGTTTACGAAATCTGACGGGTCAACCGTGACGTTCACGTCTGAAGCGGTGGGCGCCTCTGCCCCGTCAGATACCTCTCTGGGGTGGCGACCGAACACTAGCAACAATGTGACCGCTGACAACATCTACACCCGCATCAATGCTCATGCCGATTTCACCGTAGCCAATCCGGCAGCAGCGGTTGTCACTGTGGAAGAAACAACGTCCGCCGGCGCCAGGCCGTTGACCGTGACATCTAGCGATACGACGCGCCTGACAACGACAGACCAGGCCATCGCCGTTGTTGAAAGCCTTGCCATTATACCGTCATCGACAAGCGGCGAGGAAGAGGTGTGGATGATTGTGCAGCGCACAATAAACGGAGTAAACCGCCGTTATGTGGAATACCTTGCCGATCAATTTGACGTTGAAGAAGACCAAACAAAAGCTGACGCATTTTTTGTGGACAGCGGACTTACATATTCGGGCACTGCCGCTGCGAGTATCACTGGCCTTGACCATTTGGAGGGTCAAGCTGTGTCTATACTTGGCAACGGTTCGGTCTACACTAAGCGCAATGTATCGTCGGGCGCGATTTCGACTGTTGATCCGACAGTCACGAAGGCGCAGATCGGCCTTGCGAACGAGTGCATAATGAAGACCTTGCGGCCGGAAGCTGGCGGCGACGACGGCACCGCGCAAGGCAAAACAAAACGCGACTTTGAAGTCACCTTGCGGCTCATCGATACGCTGGGCGGCAAGATCGGCCCTGACATATCGACGGCAGATGAGATCATTTTCCGCACGGGGTCTGACCCAATGGACAGCAGCCCGCCGTTATTTACCGGCGACAAGCGCATCAATATTCGTGGCGGTTGGGATGCCGCGGGGCAAACGGTTTACATAAATGACGAACCCCTGCCCGCCCACATCACCGCGCTTATAACCCGTATCATCACACACGATGGGTGAATAATATGTGTCCTTCTATTTTATTTGGACTTGCTTCCACTACTGCCGGTGCCGCTGCTGCTGGCGGGCCACTTGCAATGGCTATGGGGGGCGCCACTACTGGACTGCTTGGTTCTGCCGGTGCGTTTAACCTGGCAACGGGAACTCTAACAAGTGGATTATATAGCTCCATTGCAAGTATGGGGGCTGGAACCGCCTTTAACCTTGCCGGTGCCGGAATATCAGCGGCTGGCTCTCTTTATCAAGGCGCCATTGCTGAAGGCAATTACCAGTACCAAGCCGGCATGATGGCCTACAATAAGAAGATTTCTGAGAACAATGCGCTGATGGCCCGCCGCGCCGCTGAGTTTGATGCGGACGCACTCGACTTGGAGCGGCGACGATTGATTTCATCGCAAAGAGTAGGTTTCGGCGGCAAGAGCGGTGTGGTTATAGATGAGGGAACGCCTGACGCCGTTGCCTTAGAAACGGAAACGCAAGGATCACTTGAGCGCCTTGCCATTCTATACAAGGGCGAGACACAGGCTGACGCTTATCTGCAACAAGCCGCGGGACAAGAAGCTGCTGCTGCCCGTTATCGCCTCAATGCAGCCACGGCGATGACAAGTGCCGGAGTTGGCGCAGCAAAAGAATTAGCAACTGCTGGTTATAGGCAGTACCGCTACGGCGCCGGCACAAGTTTATTGGGGGATTAATATGGCCCGTATTCCTACACTTCAGCGACGCGCCACGCTCCCGACAACCACGGGCGTCCCTGCTGCGCCTGTTGTCTTAATTGATGATCAAACGGGGCAAGGACTGCAACAGGTTGGTGGCGTTGTTTCTGAAATTGGGGAAAACCAGTTACGGGCGCGGGCCGATGCCATGGTCACGCAGTCTTACGTCAATGCCACGCTCAAAATGGATGAGTTAAAGGAAAGCATTGGCACAAACAAAACTTTGTCTTGGGAGACCGATCCTAATAGCAGTCAGTTTAACCTAGGTGCCGTGGCGCCAACGGCTGACCCAGATGATGTTAAAGCGCGGATGGCGCAAATCTATGAAACGGCATCTGAAGGCCTGTCGCCTTACGGGCGCGAAAAGTTTGACAAAGATTACTCAATGTTGTCGGCCAAGGGTCAGATTGAAATCCGCCGTGAACAGGTGGCCCGCGACAATGCAGAGTTGCAAGCCCACAACCTTGCCGTATTAGACACGCTTGTTAGGGGGTCTACAAAAGACGGCACCGACGCTGTGTGGGTGGCCTCGTTAAAGAAGGGCATCGAAAGTATTGATAGCCTGGAGTTCAACCGCCAGATCGGGCCGAAAAAAGCTGAAACATTACGCCAAAAGTTTCGCGCACAAATGGATAAGGTTAAAGGAGACCGCCTAACTGTTGGCATTGAATTGGTTGAAGCGGATGGATTGCGGACCGTTGACATTGATGAGGAAGATAGCGCGCCAAAAGAACGGCTTGATAAGCTAGATGCTGCTATTAAAGAGGCTGTGGAGTTCGGCGCCATAACGCGCACACAAGGTACAAAGATACGGCTGGCGTTTCTTCGCAAAGTTGATGATGCAATGGCGCATCAACAGGTGGAAGATAACGCTGCCACGTTTTTAAAATTAGAAAAAGACTCAAGCTACCTTCCTAACTTGGAGAGCAAGCAACGGTCACAGTATGCAAAAAGAGCGCGAACTATAATAGAGCAAGAGGAAAGGCAGACAAAAACAGCGGCCAACGCTAAAGAAAGAACATTTGTTAAAGCTGCATCCGATATTATAGAGGCACTTTCTGTAGCTGCAAATATTACACCTGGGTTAGAAGCACAGATCAATGATGCGGCCATAGATGCTAATGTTCAAGATGCGACAACGCGCGAAAAATTAAAACTGTTGCGTGAAGACGCTAAAGATTTTGCTTATGTGGTGGCGTCAATTGCAGGGAAAACCCCTGCTGAAATTTTAGCTTTAGAGCAACAACTAACAGCCGACCTTGAAGGCGAACGAGGCACGGTGGCCCAAGCATCGCTAGCGGAACAAGACAGAAGGCAGCTTGATGCGTTTCTGCGCGCAAAAGCTGCCGACAGCAAGGCGCGCCTAGATGACCCAGCGCAATATGTTGTGAGCAATAACGGGGCTGTTGGAGAGGCGTACACAGTTTGGGCATCGGCGATTCAAAACCCACGCGCCGATGAAGACACTGTTGCATTCGCGTATGCAAATTACCAAGCAGCGCGAGAAGAAGCATATTCATTGGGAGGGTTCCCGCCTGACGCCCGAACCCGTCTTCCAAAAAGTTTCGTAAAGGCACAAGTGGCGCTGGCACAAGAAGCTGGCGCAGAGGACATAGCAAAAAACTTTGACAACATGAGCCGACAAATGGGCCGTGATTGGCCTTTTATGTTGCGCGAAATGGTTGCAGAAGGATTGCCAGAAGCGGCGGGCGCAATTGCTATTGTTGAAAACCCACAAGCACGGGACACGCTTGCCAAGATTGTGCAAGCGGGGGGCTACAAAGAGTTAACAAAAACAATAGATCCCGGCGACAAAACAAACATGGACAAAACCATTGATGCTGAAATGCGAAAGTTGGGGTTTTCCGGCGCTGGAAATATTTCCATGGTGAACTCGCTGCGTGAAGCGACGCGGCTGTTGGCCGCCAATAGTTTTTTACGCGGCAAAAGTCAAAGCGTGGCTGTGGACGAGGCGCTGAAAGTTGTTGTGCGGGACAACTATCAAATTATTAACGACCAATACGTTAAAGGCATCATACCAGCCGGCACTGTTGATAAGCCAAGACAACTTACAAGCGCGTTGCGAAGATATATGCGCGATGACAGAAATTTGAAAAACATTAACATCGCAGGGTTTCCAGGCGGCGACGATGACCTAAAGCGAAAATGGTTAAGACAAAATGCGCGATGGACTTTTACGCCAGACGGGCAGCAGCTTGAATTGAGAGGGCGAAGCGGGACGCCTGTTGAAGACCTTGAGGGCAATCCTGTTACGCTTCCGCTGGGTGCCGTAACCGCTATGGCGGTCACGCTAGATTCCGACGCATCATTTGCAACAACACAACAGCAATTCCTTAGTCCATAGCAGCAATGACACAGCTATTTAATTCTTTCGGGCCAACAAACGAATTTGGTTTGTTGGAGCATGAGGGTGCGTTCGATACAAGCACGGTTTTAGGCACAACCTTTGACGAAGCATTAGCCACTAACCCCCTTAGACAGCTTTGGCGGTGGAATGAACTTACCGGCGAACGGGCGGGAGAATTACAGCCACAGTTCCATATAGGCGATTCTGACGATGCGGAACCGACGAACACGCCGCAACGTATATTTGACCGGCTGGCACAAAGGCCTATACGCGAACCCGACATTATTTCTACTGATCGACAAGACGAACTTATTGCAGAGCAAAAACTAGAGGGCAAGTTAACTGCTGTTGAGGGCGAAACTGAAGAAGGCTTGGCCCTCCGCGTCAAATGGAAAAAAGAGGAACTTCTTAGAGAAAGCATCCTCGCCAATTCTGACGGCGACGTTTCGACCATGTTCGCACAGTTTGGCGTCGGCCTGTTTGCGAGTTTGCTTGACCCGCTCAACGTGGCAGTTGGATTTGTGCCTGTTATGGGCGTGGCGCGTTACAGCCAGATGATTGCGCGGCAAGCAAGTTGGGCCGGGCGTCTTGGCGTTCGTGCCCGCGTTGGTGCGGTTGAAGGTTTAGTTGGCACGGCAATGATTGAACCGCTTGTATTGGCGGCAACAGAAGCCACCCAATACGATTACGACCTTTATGACAGCTTTGCCAACTTGGCTTTTGGTACGGTGCTTGGCGGCGCAATGCACGGCACTATTGGAGCCATTGGCGACAGAATGGGCGGCATCACACAAGATGCTTTGACGGCGCAACGTATCAGCAAAGCTATTGACATTATTGATGAACAGTCACGGCGTGAACTTATACAAGTGGCAGTTGCCCAAGTTATGTCAGGCCGGCGACCAGTTGGCCTGGATACGGCGCTGCGTAAGAGCCTTGAAGAAGGTCAAGGAAAGGCGCGGGGGTCGCGAGAAGACCGTGACGTTATTCGTGATCCAGCAGAAGTTCAGTTTGATAATGAGCCGACTCTAGGCGAAGGCCGCGTTAGGGTAACGGCAAGTGATGGCGACGGCGTACAAATGTCGTTTCGTAATGTTGCGGATGCCGAAAAGAAAGCGCAACAACTAGAGAAAGAAGGTTTCACGGCAACAGTTCGTTCTTTTGGCGAAGACGACCACCGCATCGACCTGTCAATTCAAAACAATTTTGCCCGCAAGCCTGACGGTGAATATCAAATTTTTCGCTCTAAAGAAGAGGCAGATTCTTTTGTGACCCGGCACAACAGAGTCGATGCCATCCCCGGTGTGGTTGCACACGCTGTTAAAATCGGTGATGAGTTTTTAATTTACGAAACACGAGGGTCAACGGTTTCCGTCGGGAACCAAATTCGCAATGCGTTAGACGCCAGCGGTAATGAAATTCAAATGCCGCTGGAAGTGCCTGTTGTTAGATCGGACATAAACCCAGAAGCGCAAGGCCCGACTATCCAAGAAGTTGCACAGCAAGACGTGCGCGATGCCAATTCCGACAACACGCTTTTCGGTGAAATGCAAGAACGTGAGTTGGCGGCAGAAGTTGAGCGCGTTATGGAGAACATTACCGAAGCGGCAGATGTTCCCCAGATTGAAGCTGAAATTGCCGAACTTGAAGCACAGATTGAAGTGATGAAAGCCGAAGTTGGGGATGACGCCCAGGCACGTCAAGACTTGGATGACGCAACGGCGGGATTAGAAAAGACACGCGAAAGCCAGAAGGCTTGGGAGCAATCGGCCGTGTGTGTACTTGGAGGGCTTACCTGATGGCCATTGATAAGTGCATCCAGTCTGTCCGCGATGCCATGCCCGATCTAGACGAAAAGCAAGCGGAAGAACTGCTGGCAGAAGTTGTCGATATTGTTGACACAATTAAATCAAACAAGGCAGAGCAAAAGGTAACGGACTTACAACGCGCCGTTGATGAGGCTATTCAGAACCGTGTGACAGATGCGGTTCGGGAAGCGGCAATTCTTAAACGCAACGCGGCCATTAATTACCGTATTCGCATGGCGTTTATTACCAAGCTGAGAGAAACGCCTATTGAGGAAGTGCCGCGTATGCTCCACGCGATCCTTGCCGGTGAAATGGGAAAGAGCCAGTACAAGCAGTCCATTGAAAGCAGTTCACGCGGGTTGGCGTCGATGGCCAAGGCCGTGTTTAACCAGACAATAGAAAAAAGCGGTATACCAAGAAACGTGGCCATTGGGTTTTTGCAAAACAAAAAGAATGGCCGTTACCTTGTGCAAGAAGTGGACAACCCAGGATCATCGGGCAATGACATTGCCAAGGCCGTAGCCGAAGCAATGGAAGCCACTAATGAGTTCCTACGGAAACAGGCCAACCGTAGTGGAGCCGACATAGGCCGTATTCTTGGCCGTATCGTTAAGCAGTCGCATGATAAGACGCGGGTGACGCGGGCAGGGTTTGAGCAATGGTATAATGATATATTGCCCTTGCTGGACGAGGAGCGCACGTTCGGGCGCCCAATGAGTGCCGCGGATAAGAAAGCGTTTCTTAAAGGCGCCTATGGTTCAATTACGGTGGGCAAGCGCACCGACTTGATGGGGAACCTGGATGACTCACCTGGGTTTACCGGCCCTGCCAACATGGGCAAGAAACTGTCTCACGCACGATCCCTGCACTTCAAGCAAGACGGGGAAAGCGCGTGGACGTATAACCAGGCTTACGGCAACAAGCATATCGGTACGGCATTTGTAAACCAGTTGCTGGGAATGTCGGACTCCGTTGCGGCCATGATGCACTTGGGGCCGAACCCGAGAAGTATGCTGGATGAGTTTTATCAGCGGGCATTAAATCGTGCTATTGATGAAGACAACCATGCGGTTGTTGCTGAACTGAGGGAAACAAAATTTAAGTCTAAAACAGATCAGCTTTATGATGAGGTGACCGGCCAGGGCAATGCGTTACCAGGGCTTGGGCAATCAGGTTATTATTTAGCGCGTGGGTCTAATCTGGCCAAGAACCTGACATCAGCGGCAGTGCTTGGCGGCACTACTGTCGCATCTATTGGTGACATCGGCACAGCATCAATACGTCTTAACGAAATTGGTGTTCCGTTTTTTGAAGCAAACCTTTCTGTCCTTGGCGGTTTAATTCCAGAAGCTGTTGGCGGGCGTGGCGGGCGCCGCACTGGAGAGGCAAGAGAAATTGCCGATAGTCTTGGCGTCGGCATGGATGCCTTGATGGCCAGTATACAATCGCGGTGGCTTGGCAACGATGCCTTGGATGGACAAGGTGCCAGCACTGTCAGTTGGCTTATGCGCGTGACCGGCATGAACTGGATGAACGACAGCTTGAAAACAGCCGTTGGCATTAGCCTGTCCAACTTTATTGCCAAACAGGCGGGCAAGAAATTTGACGATCTGGAAGTGTCGCTGCGAAGTGAAATGGAAGCCTACGGCCTGACGCCGGAAGACTTCGACTTAATGAACAGTGTGGTGCGTGAAGTAGACGGCGTTAAGTTTCACGACATTAGCGCCATCGATGATGTTGACGCGCAGATACGCATTAACGGCTTTTTTACCGGCTTCGCTGACAGCGCAATTCTAACGCCAGGCGCCCGCTCAAACATTTATACCAGGGGCCTAGAACGCGGAACACTCAAATCAGAATTTTACAACCTGTTCATGCACCTCAAGTCGTTCTCTGTAACTTACGGCATGGAAATTTTATCGTGTGGGTTGAGGATGACCAAAGAAGGCCACCGGA